CGGTTTTTAACGTGTGACTTTGCGTGTAACTCTGTGTAACTGCCCAAAAATTCACACATTCAAGCGTTAGGAGGTGAATCTATGGCCTTTGTATGGGAGAAACAAGCGGCAAGCGGGGAACCAATGCCTGACGGTCTGCCACTATCAGAACAAAAGGCATATCAATCCATAGCGTGTCTGTATGTCCGATTTAAGGCGGGGGCTATCAATCAGGATGGAGCCGTTAAGGAGAAACATCAAATCGAAATGCAGTTTAAAAAAGAAATCGCCGATGAAACCTACCGTGATAACCTCGCTTACCATCAAGCACGGGTGAACAGGATGACGGAGGCGGCTAAGACGATGTATCGAAAAGCACCAACGGAGGAACACGGAAAGAAGCTACTGGAAGTCCTGGACGGTATTGATCGAGATGACCCGGTGATGGATGCAATCAAGACAGCCGATGGTGCTATATGCCCTGTATGCGGACATCGTTTCAGTGAGCGGCACGCTTCGTTTGCTCCACGGTTCTGTGAAAACTGCGGTTGCAGACTTGGATGGGGCAAGCATTAACAAACCCCTCTAAAACGCCGTGATAGCCGTTCTGAGCGGTTTTAAATCAAAACTTGTGAATTTACTCGCAAAAAATCTAAAACCGATTCTAGGGCGGTTTAAAGGCAATTTAGAGGGTGTCCAAAAAATAAGCAAAGGTGAGAGCGTGGGAAATAAAATCAAGATTGACGAAGCAGAGGCGTTAAAGCTGTATCAGACGGGCTTAAATGATGCGGATATGGCAAAGAAGCTGGAAGTGTCTACTTGCACCGTATCAAACTGGCGTAAGCGTAATTCCCTCCGGGCGAATTATCTGATATCAAAAAAGCCCAAAAAACCGGAGACTATGAGCAAGCTGATACAAGATTCTGTGATGTCTCGTAAAGTTGGTATGAGCTATGGAGTGTGGAAAGCAAATGGCGGTTGAAGAGTATTGCATTCCGGTCAGGAAAACGAATATCTGCTTTGATTGCGACCGGGCTTGCGGCGGATGCAGTTGGTCGAAAAACTTTGAGCCTGTACCGGGCTGGACGGCAAAAAAGGTAAGGTTAAACATTGGTAATGCAAAAAAAAGAACTGAGAAATATACAATCACCTACAGTATCACCGCATGTCCGCTGTTTACACCTGACCCGTTAGGCCGGACGGAGGAACAGGACCACACAGACGGAAATTACATGACGAAATTTATTTAGGAGGATGGAATGGACTACAGAAAATTGGTTGATGACTTGCGAAAAGAAAATTGCTCAGAATGTTCGTACCATGACAATTGTATGCTTGTGTGTACGCTTGAACGTCAAGCAGCCGACGCAATTGAAAACCTGCTGAACGATATTAACGCCCAGCAGCAAATCATGAGCAAACAGGCGGATTTGAACGCTGAGTTGATAAAGCGGGTGTTGGAATTGGAGAAAGGAGAATCCAATGGATAATCTCAAATCATGCCCGTTTTGCGGAGGTGAATCTATTGCCTCCCGACATAACAACAGGTATACAGAATGGTGGTCATGCCGCTGTTTGGTATGTCTTGTAGAACAAAAAAGACGATATGAGTATAAATTTGAAGCTGTGGAAGCATGGAATCGCAGAGAGCCATGAGTGAGGTGAGAATGATGACGAACGGTGACCATATCCGGGCAATGACGGACGAAGAACTTTCAAGATTTATCCCAGATTGCTATGCCAATGCTTGTAAAGCAAGAGAGCACTATGTTAATTGCAACAATGGGTGTGAAAAATGTTTAATGGCATGGCTCAAACAGCCCTATGAGGGAGGTGATGGCGATGGCAAGGTGGATATTGATGCGGATGTTCTAATTAGAAAATTTGACTCACCTGCGCTGTTGAATCAGCAAATAATCAGAATTATAGAGGCGGAGCCTGCCGTAGACGCCGCCCCGGTGGTGCATGGGCGGTGGATAAAAAAGCAAAATCCTCAGTGGAAAGCGTACTACCACGATTGTTGCAGTGAGTGCGGATGGTGGAATACCAAGAACAGCTTATGCAGAGACAGCCCACATGGGAAAGGACATTTGCTCAACAACTATTGCCCAAATTGTGGCGCAAAAATGGATTTGGAGGAAACACCATGACCAACGATGAAATGATTGCCTTTGTCCGCTCAAAGCTGCCAGACGATGAATTACTTTGCCAATTGGCAGAAGAAGCGGCGGAATTAGCGCAGGCGGCGTTAAAGTATCGGCGTGTTCTGAAACAGAATAACCCTACTCCCGTTGACGAAGAAACCGCATTAAGAAATTTGGCAGAAGAAGTTGCTGACACCATCAACTGCGTTGAATGTTTGAACATGAACAAAGGAATCGTCGGCGGAGCTGTTGAAGCGTTCAAGAGCGATAAACGGAGACGCTGGGTTAAGCGGTTAGGCGGTGAACCATGAGCCGTAAAGTGAATCCCAACCGACGTCCTGCCACACAGGCCGACGTGAACAAGGCAAAGCGGCAAGCACAGGAAGAAGCGGTAAAGCTGGCGTGGTCGATTTTATTTACCGTCTTGAGAGATAAAGAGGGGTACGATCTGGACGGCTTACAGCGAGTTTGGAATGAGGTTGATGAGCTGTCAGAAAGCATTGCCAAAGGATACTGCACCGTGGCTGACTTGCGGGATGTGCTAAAGCGGGAGATTGGGGCAAATATTGTATAAACGGAGGAAAGATAATGGATAAACCGTTGAAGGATTGGACGCTCAAAGAAATTAAAGCATATTGTTTAGAGCACAATTGCGATTCTGAGTGTTGCTTTTTCGGACGTGAGTTTAATGCGTGTAAAGTGTTAGACTGTCCAAATACTTGGAATCTCACTGATTCGCCACGCTTCACGTCGCAGGAAGCGGAGGACGCAAAAGTCTTGCTAAGAGCATTTCCGTGTTACGATACAGTAGAGCGGAATGATATTGGAACAGTGCATATTTCAGCAGCTAAAATGGGATGGCGTACAATTAGCAGAAATATGTTCCCGTCCGTCAAACCAGGCGAAACCGTCAGCCTGAAAGAGATTGCGGGGTACACAGAATGAGTAATAAAAAAGGATGTCCGTTGCTGGTGCAGTCTGATACAATGCGGTCTTGGACTGTCAACGGAGAATCGCATACAAGAACCTATTTTTTAGAGTGCTTAGAAGAAAAATGCGTTGCTTTTAAAGGTGGAATTTGCGAGAGATTCTGCTCTGAAACGAGATTTTCGGAAAATTCGGAGGTTGCAGAATGAACACACAAGAAGCTATAGAAACCATCAAGACAGCCATTGCGGAGGTTGAATGGAATTATCCAATGGATTACGCCGTGGCATTTGAGATGGCGATTGAGGCGCTTGGGCAAAGGAATCAGTGGGTGAGCGCAAAGGATAGATTGCCAGACGATTCAGAATCTGGATGTAATTTTATTTGTTTCACAAATGCTACAGGAAAAAGTAATGGCGTTATACCAATGGAGTATGAGGTAACAACAATCAGAGGAAAAACAATCAGACGGTGGAGATGGTATGATAGAATTTCTCCGTGGGAAGTTACTCACTGGATGCCATTGCCAGAACCACCAAAACAGGAAAAGGATTGATGATGTGGATGAAGAATTTTCCAAACGTCTGCGGCGATTGCGGGAGAACAAGCACCCTGTCCGCAGTATGGAAGTTACAGGCGGCTTGATGGGCCTATCAACGCCGGGGATGCTTAGACGATACGAGCGGGGAGAAGCGGAGCCGTCTGCAAGCGCATTGGTTAAGATTGCGGATTATTACAATGTCAGCATTGATTTTTTGCTGGGAAGAACCCTATATCATTGAGGATGTGAATACGCCATGAAACTTAGAACAATAAATTATATTCACAAACTGTTAGTAGATACCGAGATGGATACTTGTGCAAACAAAAATAGGGTGTGGAAAGAAATTACTAGCTTGCTTAACGAAAAAGGGAAAGGTAAAAATCAGCTTCTCGAAGAAAAAGAGGATAAGGAAAGACTCTCAAAATTATACGAGTTGAATGAGCGTTATATCGAAGCATGGAAAATCGCAAGCGCAGCCCTAAAAGACTTTGAAGCACAAGACTGGTAATCACTAAAAGAGACACCGCCCTTAATTGGACGGTGTTTCTTCATACTCAGCGATAAACGCTTTAACCACTTTTTTAAATTGTTCGTTCGGCGTGGTATTCTTTGCGGCACAGGCTTTCTTGAATTTCTCTGCGTCCTCTTTCCGTACCTTGCACCCTAGTACGGTCATATGTTCCGCAATGTATTTGTTATTCGCTCTACGCTTTGAATCGGTCAATGGCATGGTATCACCCCTTTGCTTTATTCTAGCACAAATCACGATGGTTATACCATGCACAAAATAAACAAAAACATGGTTTAACTTTGGCGGTTCTGTCAATTGATAACATGGTTTAACCATGCTATACTAAGACCATAGAGAAGAACAAAACACATACAGGAGGAACAAAAAATGGAAAACAAATTACAGGCTTTTGAGGTCATCAAGTGGAACGGCGAAGAATATGAGTGCGTGTGCTACGCAACCACCAAAGAGCAGTGGGAAAACTTCTACACCACCTTCCCGCACAAGAGACTGAGAAGAAACAGCTATTGCCCCGCAACCAATACCACTGTTTGGATTGTCGAGTAACTGAATCACCTGACCTATCGGGTATACGGGGAGAGAGGAAAGCAAGATGATTGGATATAATTTCGTACATAGCAATATCGGTTCAGACGGAAGAGAATACATGATGTTTCTGACACAGCCGGAGCGACTAAACGAACACGGGCTTTTGAATGGGCACGCAATCCATATTGACGTTGACCATATCAAGCAGAAAAGTGAGGTTTACGAATTTTACTGGATTAGCGGCGCTCCGCACAAGTGGAATCTTATCAAAGTGCTGAAAAATGATGTTGTAATGGAAGATGAGTTACCCGCACTTGTAAAGCGACTTGGAATTGAAATAAAATAATTTTTCCAATTCTCACTTTAGTGAGAGCGCACACAAAAAAATATGCCAAAATAGGAGTATCACCGGAAGTATATCTGGTGATGCTCCTTTCCATTTTCCATACCCTTCTATTCTTTTTTGGACGGATTCATTTTGTTTCCTCCTACCGCCTTGCCCGTTGGGCGGAAATGCAACGGGCGATATGCAGCTGTAGCTCAGTGGTTAGAGCGGGGGCAATATAGCCCTGACGTCGATGGTTCGATTCCATCCAATGCTGCCTTATTAATGATTTGCTCTAAAGTACACGGAGCTGACACCCCGGAAAGACGGGGGTGCACGCCGCAGGCTGGAAAGCCGCCCTTTCAGGGAAAGAGGGTCGCTCCCTCTATGCGGCACGAAACCGATGCGTGAGCGGTTTTAAAAGATACTTGCGCTTCATGCCGCAACTGCCCGCATGAGGGCGGAGCGGTACCAAAGGTTTTACGGGAAATATCCGTGTCAATGAGAGCGATGGGGGCGGGCGCTGATGCGGGAATTATGATCGAGAGGTGGTGAGTTTGTGGCAGGCAGGCCGCTTAAATACAAAACGGCGGAAGAGCTGCAAACCGCCATCGACCAGTATTTTAAGGATTGCGAAGGTAAGCTGATGACCGATGATGAAGGAACAATCATGCTGGATAAGCAAGGTATGCCCATCATTATCGGGCAACGCCCTCCGACAATTACTGGTTTGTCCCTTGCAATTGGCTTTTCTTCCAGACAAGCATTGCTTAATTATCAGGGGAGAAAAGAATTTAATGACACTATTACACGAGCAAAGGCCAGAGTTGAAGAATACGCCGAGGGAAGATTGTTCGATAAAGATGGAGCCAATGGGGCGAAATTCAGCTTGCAATACAACTTCAAGTGGATTTCCGATGAACCGCAGGAAAAGCAGGAAGAACAGCACAATGCATTGATTGAAGCCATTAAAAGCCTGAAATGAGATTTGAAAAGCTATCTCCAAAACAAAGGGAGATTTTCAAGTTCATATTCTCTGATGATTATGCTCTGATTTGCGATGGAGCCGTGAGAAGCGGTAAAACCACCGTTATGATCTCTGCTTTTATCATTTGGGCGATGGAAACATATGACCGCACCAATTTTGGGATATGCGGAAAGACCGTCCAGAGCGCCGAGAGAAACGTTCTAAAGCCTTTGCAGGAAAACGAGGATTTACCATACACGCTGGAATACAAAGTCAGCACAAGGGTTTTAACGGTCAAATGCGGTAGGAAAACAAACTGGTTTTACCTGTTCGGCGGCAAAGACGAAAGCAGCTATATGTTGATTCAGGGCATCACCCTGGCTGGCGTGTTCTTTGACGAAGTGGCCCTTATGCCACGGTCGTTTGTGGAACAGGCGCTATCCCGTGCAATCAGCTTTGAAAAACCAAAGTATTTCTTCAACTGCAACCCGGAAAGCCCAAACCATTATTTTTACAAAGAGTGGATAGAGGACCCGAAAGAAAATACCACGCATATTCATTTCCTGCTGGAAGATAATCCGGTGCTGACAGAGCAAATGATTGAGCGCACAAAGTCCATGTATAGCGGCGTGTTTTATGATCGCTATATCCGTGGATTGTGGGTGATTGCAGAGGGGCTTATCTATCCCATGTTTGGCGAAAACTGCATGGTGGATGAAACACCGGATAACGGTGATTGGTATATTTCCTGTGACTACGGCACATTAAACCCATTTGCCGCTGGATTGTGGCGAGTGAAAGATGACCAGGCTGTGATGGTCAAAGAATATTACTACAACGGCAGAGAGCGCAACGCACAGAAAACCGATGAAGAGTATTATGTGGAGCTGGAAAAGCTGGCGGGTGATCTGGACATTGATAGCGTGGTCGTGGACCCGTCTGCATCGTCCTTCATTGAAACGATTCGGCGGCACGGGCGCTTTACTGTGCGGAAAGCAAAAAACGATGTTCTGAACGGCATCATCACGACTTCCAGATACTTGCAAAACGGAAAAGTGAAAATCCACCGTGATTGCAAAGACGCTATCCGGGAATTTGGTTTATATAGCTGGGACGAAAAAGCCACAGAGGATAAGCCAATTAAGGAAAACGACCACGCAATGGACCAGATACGGTATTTTTGCCAAACCGTTTTAAGGGGCCGTTTTGGCGGTAATGACAGCCCTATTAGAACCTTGCTATAAGGGGTGAGAACCATTAAGAGCTTTTACACCTATCAGGACTATCTTGACGCATTGGCGGATGGAAATCTAACTGATTTTGTGAGGCGTGTCATCAACGCCCATAAGCAGAGCAAAGAGTATAAAACCGCTTTAGCGGCTGATGAATACGACGCTGAACGCAACGTTACCATTCTTGAATTTGCAAGGGAAATTTTCTCCGCCAACGGTCAGCGAATCAAAGATGAAACCGTTTCCAACATGAAGCTGACCAGTAACTATTTTGCGAGACTGAACACACAGCGTTGTACATACAGTTTGGGAAATGGTCTCACCTTTGCAAAAGATGGAATTGCTGAAAAGCTTGGAGCAAACAGCGACAAACACGCCTATGACGCTGGATATTATGGCTTGATTCATGGTGTGTCCTTTATCTATTGGGCCTATGACCATATCCATTTGTTTAAGCTGACAGAGTTTGCCCCACTGTGGAACGAGGAAACCAGTGATTTAGGCGCTGGCGTGCGGTTTTGGCAATTGGCACCTGAAAAGCCGCTGTATGCCACGCTGTACACCGTTGGCGGATTTATCGAGTATCGAAGTGCAGACGGCTCAACGGGCAGTTTACGGCCTGTCACGGGGGAATTTGAGGCGTACAGGATGACTGTGCAAAGCACACCCGCAACCACCGGGGATGTGCTGACGGCTCATAATTATTCTGCTTTGCCAATCATCCCCGTTTACGGCAGTCGCAATCATCAAAGTACGCTTGTTGGTATGCGCTCAAAAATCGACGCTTACGACATTGTTCAGAGCGGTTTTGCCAATGACATGCAGGATTGCGCTCAAATCTATTGGCTTATCAATGGCGCTGGCGGCATGAATGATAAGGACCTGTCGAGGTTCCGGGAGCGGCTGCTGTATCGGCACATTGCAAGCGCTCCAAACTCCGACGATGTGAAGGTGACACCTTACACGCAGGAAATCCCATATAATGCACGTGAGGCACTGCTGACCCGCATTAAAGCGCAGATTTATGAGGATTTTGGCGGGCTGGACGTGAGCAATATTAGTGCTGGCGCAAAAACCGCAACGGAAATCAATTCGGCCTATCAGCCAATGGACGAAAACGCAGACGATTTTGAGTATCAAATTATCGAAGCCATTAGAAAGCTGCTGGCATTGCAAGGCGTAAGCGCCGAGGACGCTACCCCGCAGTTTAAGCGGAATAGAATCGCCAACGAAACAGAGCGGACACAAATGGTAATGACGGCGGCGCAATATCTAGATGACGAAGCCGCGTTGAACCATCTTCCCTGGCTGACACCGGAAGAGGTTGAGGAAATCTTGAAGCGTAAAGCGGCGGAAGATATGGAGCGGCTGACTGCTGGCGAGGATGAGGACGAGCCTGACGAGGTAAATGAGGATGGCGAAGCCGGATAAAGCCCACCAGCTTACGGATAAAGAGCTTGCCAAGCTGGAAAAGAAGATTTCCAAAGTGTACAAACAGGCCGCTGATGATATGCAGGGCAAAGTAACAGCCTATTTTGAATCCTTTGCAAAGCGGGATGAAGAAATAAAGGCGTTAATCGGCACTATCGTAAACGGCAAAGAGTACACGGAAAGTGATTACAAGCAATGGCGGCTTACTCAGATTGGCCGGGGCAAACGCTTTGAAGCTATGCGGGATAAGCTGGCAGAACGGTATACAAAGGCAAATGAAGTAGCTATCGCCTATGCAAATGATGATATGGCGAAAATTTATGCCATGAATCATACCTATACCATCAAAAACGTTGTTGGAAAAGCTGACGGAGCGTTAGACGGCATCGACTGGACGCTATTTGACGAACAGACGGTGAAACGCCTGATTGTGGAACAGCCTGATATCATGCCGTATTACCCAAAGGCAAAAGCGGTAAAGCGTGGCATTGATTTGGAATACGGAAAGCGACAAATTACCGCCAATGTGACCAGCGGCATTTTACAGGGCAACAGCGTGAACCAGATTGCAAAAAACCTGATGGACAGCGTAACCGATATGAACCGTACCAGCGCCGTGAGAGCGGCACGGACGGCGATAACGGAGGCTGAGAACGCAGGACGGCAAGCGGCATCTGAACAGCTTGAAGAAAAGGGCGTGATACTCCAAAAAAGATGGGTAGCCGCTCATGACAGCCGAACCCGTGAAGCGCATTTGGACGCAGACGGGCAAACGGTGGACAATGACAAACCGTTTGTTGTCGGCGGTGAAGAACTGATGTACCCGGGTGATGACAGTTTGGGCGCTTCTGGTTGGAATTTATACAACTGTCGGTGTACTCGTGTGGTTGATGTTTCCAGCATTAAATTCAAGTCAATTCTCCCGCCGTCTAAGCAAGGAAAAATCAAGGTGAGCTGATGGACGATATCAATATCAAGGTAACTATCACGGATAACAGCCTGGAAGTGCTAGCGGCATTACAGAACGCTATCCAGAGAGCCGCAGAAGCTATTGGAGAAGCCGCCGTAACCCATGCAAAGGACAATATCACGGAACAGGGAGCGGTTGACACAGGGCGGCTTAGAAACAGTATCACATACATGGTCAAAGAGGAATGAGGTGGTGCAGATGGGCGTTGTGGTCTACGTCGGAACGGCGGTAGAGTACGGCGTTTATTAGCTAAGTGGAGTGTGGCACGGGCCAATACGCAAGCACTGGCGGCGGCACCACAAAACCGAGCTGGGTCTATCAGGATGAATTTGGAGAGTTTCACCGGGCATATCCTCAAAAGCCAAGACCGTACCTGAAACCTGCCGCCGCTGACCATTCAGAGGAATACCGGAACATTTTAAAAGAATCGCTTGAAAATGCGTGAGGGAGCTATGGGTGAGAAAATCAATACGCTTGTCAAATGCCTTGCCGCATGTTCTTACACGATGGCGGCTATCCTTGCCAAAGGTGACCGTGTGGAGCTGATACCAGTTAAGGACGGGGTAAAGGTTATTCACATCAAACGAGAGGAAGTTAAAACCAAGCAATAAGAGGTTTGCTTGAAGTGCTGAAAGGAGCAGAAATATGATTGTAGAAAAAGATAGGGAATTTATGACAATCCGAGAATTAGCGGCAACTGGCTATATGTCGGAGCGTTATCTGAGAGAACTTGTAAAGCGTGGAAAATGCCCTGGAATATATGCCGGGAAAAGGTTCCTTATCAACGTCGAATTGCTAAAGCATCAACTTAACGAAGAAAGCAAGATAAATTAAATATCATTCCTGTTGGTAAGCGTTCCAGCAGAAGAACCGAGCGTGGTTGAACTGGTGATGAATTGTCACCGTTTGACCACGCTTTTTATTTTGGTAAACACCGCAAAGAACAGCGGTTTTTATACAACGTTCGTCCCCGAAGAACCGGGGCCAAAGGAAAGGAAGAACGACACATGAGTTTGACCCGCAAGATGCTTAAAGCAATGGGCATCGAGGATGAAAAAATTGACCAGATTATCGAAGCGCACTCCGAGACCGTGGACGGCCTGAAAGCGGATGTGCAGAAGTACAAGGGTGACGCTGAAAAGTTGCCCACCGTCCAAAAGGAATTGGACAGCCTGAAAGCCAAAGGTGACGATGGCTGGAAAGACAAGCACGACAAAGTCAAAAAGGAATTTGACGATTACAAGGCAGAGATTCAGGGCAAAGAATCTCAGGCGGCAAAGGAAACCGCTGTAAAGGCATATCTGGAAAGCAAAAACATCACCGGAGACAATTTGCGGCTTGCTATGCGCTCCATTCAAAGCGAGATCAAAGCCGCTGAGATGGAAGGAAACAAGCTGAAAGATACCAAAACCTTTGATGACCTGCTGGCAGGAGATTTGAAAGGCCTTATTACCACTACTACGGAAAAGGGCGCAAATCCTCCCGCAAACCCGCCTCAGAATGTGGGCGGCACTATGACGAAAGACCAAATCATGGGTATTAAAGACCGGGCAGAGCGGCGGGCCGCAATCGCCGCAAATATGAGTTTGTTTGAAACGAAAGGAGATTAATAATGGCTGCTGAGACCAATCTCATTAAGAAAGAAGACCTTGCACGGGTCCGTGAAATTGAGTTTACCGAAATGTTCGGCTACTCCATCAAAAAGCTGATGGAGGCCCTGGGCGTGACCCGGAAAATCGCAAAGCAGGCGGGCACGACTCTCAAGACTTATAAGGCTACTGGCACTTTGGAGGACGGCACTGTTGCCGAAGGCGAGACCATCCCTCTGAGCAAGTACAAGACCACGGCGGTAACTTACAAGGAAATCACCCTGAAGAAGTGGCGCAAGGCCACCAGCGCCGAGGCCATTATCGAGCGTGGCTACGATCAGGCCGTGTCTGACACCACAGACGAGATGTTGAAAGATATCCAGAAGGGCATCCGCAAGGATTTCTTTGACTTCCTGGCAACCGGCACAGGCACCGCAAGCGGCGATACTTTTCAGGCGGCTTTGGCTCAGTGCTGGGGTCAGCTTCAGGTCCTCTTCGAGGATGATGAAATTGGCGCTGTGTACTTTATGAACCCGCTGGACGTGGCGGACTACCTGTCCACCGCCAACATCACTATGCAGACCGCTTTCGGCATGAGCTACATTGAGAACTTCCTGGGGCTGGGTACTGTCATTCTGAACAGCTCAGTTCCCAAGGGCAAAATTTACGCCACAGCAAAGGACAACATTGTGCTGTATTACATCCCTGTCAACGGCGCTGACCTGTCCGAGGCGTTTACGTTTACATCTGACCCTACTGGCTATATCGGTATCCACGAGGAGCCTGATTACACCAACATGACCGCCTCCGATACCGTGGTCAACGGCATGGCGCTGTTTGCAGAGCGTATTGACGGCGTTGTTGTCGGCAGCATTGCAGCGGGGGGTTAATTGAGCTGCTGAATGAGCCTTCTCCCGCAAGTGACGATTTGGAAAGCATGACAAAGGCACAACTGCTGGCGTATGCGGAGGAAAACGGCATTGAGGGAGTCAGCAGCTCTATGAAAAAGGCTGAAATAATCGCTGTAATTGAGGGGGTGGCGTGATGCTGGAGCAAGTCTTGCTGTATCTCAACAACTGGTTCGAAGTTGGAGGGCACAGCGGAGAGTTTTCCATTGAGGACGGCAGTATCACGCTGCCCTTCCTCGCTCCCGGTCAGTATTTCCGCATTATGGGGAGCGTATTCAATGACGGTTTGCACCAATACCCGGCGAATGATTTGACAGATGAAACATTCACGGGAACTGTGTGGGCGCTGGCTGTGCCGCCTGTTGTGGTTTCTTTGACTGATGAAATGACCACTTGGCAAGAAAAGAACGGCGTTTCTGGTCCATATCAAAGCGAAAGTTTTGGCGGTTACACATACAACCGTGCAACAGGTGAAAACGGCGGAATTATGACCGTTTGGGACGCTTTTAAAACACGCCTTGCAGCATGGAGGAAACTATGAGCCTTATCGACGATTTTAAAGAGCCGTGTGTGCTGATGGAAAAAACCCGTGTGCCGGACGGCGCTGGCGGTTTTGAAGTGGCATGGGCGGAGGGAACAGAGTTTCTTGCGGCAATCGTGCTGAATAGCTCAATGGAGGCCAAAATTGCCGAGGCGCAAGGCGTGACCTCCCTTTACACCGTGACCACGGAGAAAAACGCCGTTTTGAGCTATCACGATGTATTCAGACGGAAATCTGATGGGCAGACATTTCGGGTAACTTCCAACGGTGCGGACAAACAGACACCGGGCGTTGCTACGTTTCAGTTCTCGCAGGTTTCAGCGGAGAAATGGGAGTTGACCACATGACAACACAGCTTTTTCAAGGCGATTGCTTAGAGCTGATGCGGGATATCCCGGATAAAAGCGTGGATATGGTTCTGTGTGACCCTCCATACGGAATTGACTTCCAATCTCAGTGGAAAAAGGACAAGACAACCTGGAAACCAAAGATTTTAAATGACAAAAAGCCGTTCACCGACTTTATCCCCGGTTTACATCGGCTTTTATCACCAGATGGATGTGTAATGATTTTTTCACGATGGGATGTTCAACAGCAATTTATAGACAAAATGAACGCAAATGGCCTAAAAGTGAAAAACGTTATTGTTTGGGATAAAGAAATTCATGGGATGGGGGATTTGACTGGCTCATATGCAAGCAGATATGAAACCATCCTATTTCACAGTGAAAAAATGTTTCGATTTCAAGGGAAAAGACCGCAAGACATTGTTAAACAGCGGAGAGTTCTTCCCAAAAACCTCCAACACCCAAACGAAAAGCCGGTTGAATTATTGGAACAGCTAATTACCAAATGTTGTAAACCTGGGGGGGGTTGTTTTGGATAGTTTCATGGGAAGTGGTTCAACGGGCGTTGCGTGCGTCAACACGGGCCGTAACTTCATCGGTATGGAATTAGACCCAGGCTATTTTGAAACTGCACAGAAACGCATTGAAGCGGCAAAGGCGGTGGACGCATGATGAATACAATCAACATTTTAGGCACTCCGTATACAATCCTTGTTAAAAAGTATGCCGAAGATGAAGCCTTTGAACGCCGTGGTATTGACGGTTACTGCAACGGACTGGCAAAGCAAATCGTTGTGTGTGATATGACCACATACAAAGGCTGGGAGCATGAACCGTCTGAAGATGTGGAGATTTCTCAAAAGCAAACCGTCAGGCATGAAATCGTACACGCTTTCTTTTATGAATCCGGTCTTGCTGACAGTTCGTGCACGGTTAATGGCCCGTGGGCCACGAATGAAGAAATGGTTGATTGGTTTTCTTGGCAAGGGCCTAAGATTTACGCCGCATGGAAAGAAGCGGAGGCACTATGACCAAAGATAAAGCCCTTTATGCGTGGTTCAACCAGTTCATGACGTTCTACCCGTCAACCTCTGTTCCTGACGATGTGGTTTTCCCGTATGGCACATATGAAGCCATTTTTGACAGCTACACGGGCGGAGAAGTGGGAATGACCGTCAATCTGTGGTTTTACACGGAAAGCGAAGCCGTGCCAAACGCAAAGGCACAGGAACTGGCGGAAACCATTGGAGACGGCGGGACGCTTATCAAGTGTGACGGCGGCTATATCTGGTTGAAACGGGGTTCTCCGTGGTGCCAAAGTTTGACGGATGACACTTCCCCCACCATCAAGCGACGGTACATCAATGTGACCGCTGAATATCTCACAAGACACTAAAGGAGTTGATTTTATGGGTAAATTTACCGTTATTCCTAAAGACACATTTGACGGCTTGCAGCTGGACGCTGGCGTTATTTTGACCACCTTTGACCCGTCTAAGGTGGCGGCCCCGGATGATACTTCCATCGTTTGTGCTACCACGGGCGGCATTAACGCTATCTGTGTGCCTACTTACTCCGATTTGGGCGAGGATGTGGACAACTGCCCCGTCAACATGAAGGAGCTGAAACACCTGGACAGCTGGGAGTGCAAGATGTCCTTTACCTCGCTGGGTACGTCTGCGGCAAACATCAAGCTGGCATTGGGTGCCGCTGACATTGACAGCGAGAACGCTTCTAAAATCGTTCCCCGGAAAGACCTTGACCAGACCGATTTTACTGATTTGTGGTGGGTCGGTGACCGTGCTGACGGCGGCTGTGTGGCTATCCAGCTGAAAAACGCTCTGAGTACGGGCGGTTTCTCCATCCAGACCACCAAAAACGGCAAGGGACAGGTTTCCGTTGAGCTGACGGGCCATGTGTCCATCGAGGCACAGTCGGAAATGCCGATGGTGTTTTACTCTATTGACCCGGTGGAGGATTAATCTATGAAACTCTCTGATTTTAAAGACGAAAAGGCCATTGAAGTTGTGGCGGCGCTGTTGGTGCCTATTGGAAATATTGCAAAAAACAAGGAAATCTCTGACGCAAAGGGCAAAAGCAAACTGGAATTTGCGTCTGCGATGCTGAAAAACAACGCCGGGGATGTAAAGGACATTCTGGCAATTCTCAACGACAAAGACCCGGCTGAATATCACTGTTCTGCTGCTACTGTGCTGGTTAATTTACTGGATATGCTCAACGACCCGGAACTGATGCAGCTTTTTGGCTTGCAGGGCAAGACAGCGGCCTCGTCTGGCTCTGCGTCGGAGAGTACAGAGGGCCAAGAGGAATAAAGCCGTTTATCCGGTACGTTTCCGCCAAATTGGAAAGAGACGCAAAAGCGGAGGCGTACCGGGTGTATGTATCCGATGCGCTGAAATGCGTTGCTGAAAACACCGCAAAATACGGCGGCGGCGGGTACATGAAACAGCGGTATGCAGATATCATCCATCCAAAACCGGAAGAAATCCGGACGGGGGATGAAATCATATCGCACATGAAAGAGAAATTGAAACGGCTGGGAGGTGAACAAGATAGACCTGCTTGACCTGTTTATCAAAATTGGAATCGAAGATGAAGCAAGCGCTGGCGTTGAAAGCATTTCCGAAAAGCTTGGAAACGGCCTGAAAACGGCGGCAAAAGTGGGAGCGGCAGCAATCACGGCGGCTAGTACCGCTGTTGTGGCTTTTGGCAAGTCCGCTGTCGAGGCTGGCAGTACATTTGATACGTCCATGTCGCAGGTGGCGGCAACAATGGGCAAAACCGTTGACGAAATCGGAGATTTGCGGGATTTCGCAATGGATATGGGCGCTAATACGGCATTTTCCGCCTCTCAAGCAGCGGATGCATTAAATTATATGGCGCTGGCTGGATATGATGCTGAGGAATCCATGCAAGCCCTCCCGAATGTGCTGAATCTGGCGGCGGCTGGCGGTATGGAGCTTGCAACAGCCTCCGATATGGTGACGGACGCTCAATCCGCTTTGGGGCTGAGTATGGAAGAGTCCACTGAAATGGTGGACAAGATGGCGGCGGCGGCTAGTAGCTCCAATACCAGTGTTTCACAGCTTGGCGAAGCCATTTTGACCATCGGCGGCACAGCAAAAGACCTGGCTGGCGGCACTACAGAACTGTCCACAGCATTGGGCCTGTTGGCTGACAACGGAATTAAGGGAGCCGAGGGCGGTACACACTTGCGAAATGTTATTTTAGCGCTGGAATCTCCCACAGACACAGCGGCGGCGGCGCTCACCAATTTGGGCGTTGAGGTTTTTGACGCAGAGGGCAACATGCGGAGCCTTGAAGATGTGTTTGGAGATTTGAACACAGCTATGGATGGCATGACCTCTGCGGATAAGACCAACATCATCAGCACGATTTTTAACAAGACGGATATCGCCTCCGTTAATGCGCTGCTGGCAACCTCTACGGACAGATGGGATGAACTGACGGCGGCGATTGAAGATTCAAGCGGAGCCGCCGAAACAATGGCGAACACACAGTTAGACAACCTGACGGGTGATGTCACATTGTTCAAATCGGCTTTGGAGGGCGCTCAAATCGTTTTAAGTGACCAGCTAACGCCTTACCTTAGAGATTTTGTAGAGTTCGGCACAAGCGGCATTACGGAACTTTCAAAGGCATTTCAAGAAGGCGGACTTAGCGGGGCTATGGACGCTTTTGGAGATGTCTTAGGCGATGGCTTGACCATGATTTTGAGCGAGACGCCGCAAATTGTAGAGGCTGGCGGTCAATTGTTACTGGCGCTGGGCGAGGGCATCTGGAACAGCGTTACACAGGTTGCCCCGGTTTTGCAGGAATCAGCATTGACATTTATGTCTGATTTCGGCGGTTACCTCAAAGACAATCTTCCTGCGCTGTTGCAAGCCGGGCTTGAATCCGTCGTATCTCTTACATCAAGTATCCGAGAAAATGCCGGGTTAATCGTCGATGGTGCGTTGTCGCTGGCAGAAAATCTGGCAAAAGGGCTGGCGGAGAGTATTCCAACCATCGTTGAAAATGTGCCTACTATTGTGAGCAATATTGCCGGGGTCATCAACGATAATGCACCAAAAGTGCTGGCATCGGCGGTAAAAATCATCGGCACGTTGGTAACTGGTTTAATTGCGTCTATTCCCACTATCATCAAAAATATGCCGAAAATCATTGCGGCGATTTGGGACACTATCACGGCGGTCAACTGGATTAACTTGGGCGCTAATGTCATCAAAGGGCTTGGCAACGGACTGAAAAGTATGTCCAGTTTCGCAAAATCCAGCATGGAAACTATCAAAACCGCTTTGAAAGAGGGCGTTGAAAAGCTGCCTGAGACGTTTTTGCAAATCGGTAAAAACATCATTCAGGGTCTTATTAACGGCGTAAAAGCGATGGCATCCACGGCGGTTCAGGCGGTAAAAGATGTCGGTGCATCTATCGTCAGCAGTGTTACCGATTTGTTGGGTATCCATTCCCCGTCCACGGTGTTTAAAAGCATTGGCGGGTACATGATGGATGGCCTTGCTATTGGCATGGAAAACGCCTCTGCTGACGTGTTGGACACCGTGTCTAGTATTGTCAAAGATGTCAAGGGCGGCATGGATTTCGGTACGGCAAACGTTGATTTTGCATCCAGTGGGCTGGGAATGTCCAGTGCTGGCATTATCAACAGTGTTTCCGGGGCCACGGGCGGCGGTGAGGGCAGCCCGTTGACGGTCAACCTTGTTTTGCCGGACGGAACCAAATTCGCAAGCTGGCAGTTGCCCTATTTAATCAAGGCGGCGGACGCAAGCGGTACGCCGATCGCAAGCGGGCAGTATGCATAAGGAGGCGTTATGACACAACTGATTTTAGACGTTGGCGAAAACGCTATTGCTATGCCTGAATCCATCAAAGGCGGTTATACCGCTTATGAGGATGTCCAAACCGTTGATTTGGAGATGATACCCGGAAACATGGTGAAAGAAGTCCGTGGAACAGTTTGGTATATCAATTACCAATACGGATACTTTGACACCGAAATGAAAAACCGGGTTTTGGCGGCGTGCAAAAAGGGGCGGAGGGAGCCAATCATCTGCGCTTTCCTCCCTCCTGACGGCACGGAACTTGTAAACTCTGAGTTTTTTGTAACATCGTTTACACCGCCGAAATTCATGTGGAGTTCAACGGATAAAGACGGTGAGACGGTCCCACTGTGGGCGGATTTTTCGCTGGAGCTGAGAGAGGTGGACCCGCATGATTAGTAGTTCCGCTTCTTATCAGGCGGCGATAACGGGAAAATCGAGACGAATCTACCTGCGGACGGTCATTGACATCTCTGACCCGGACAAGGTCATTTCCACGCCTACCACGTCGGCGGCGGCACCGTGGAGCAAAGCAACGGAGCTATACGACCATGTAATGACATCTCCCGCACGATACGCCACATTGGAGCCGGGGAGGTGGCTGCTGGATGGCACTTTCTCTCTTATCCCAGATAACAACAGTATCGCCAAAAAAGTCGGCTTTGCGCTGAGTGCTTTATCCGGTGAGGACGGCACTTTTGAAGAATCGCAATACATCCAGCTGAATTTCACCGGCATTGACGTATTACAGGCGTTTTGCGTGTACTTTTCTGATGATGAAGTGGACGGCGTGGCAGAGGATTTCACCGTGGAAGTGTACGCCGGGGACCAACTGTATTTTTCCGAAACAGTCACCGGGAACACGGACACCATGCGGCAGTTTGAGGGCTTTACCGTCTACACACCTACCGCAATCAAGCTGACAGTCACAAAATGGTCTTTGCCGTATCGGCGGGTCCGGGTGATGGAGATTTTTCCGGGGACGTACGAAGAATGGGATGACTCCATGCTGGCAGCGTTCGACCTGACGCAACAAGGTAAATTTGACTGTTTGACGCTCCCTTACGGCACGTTGAATCTGACGTTCAACAACAAATCCCGTAGATTCGAGCCACGAAGTAAAAGCGGCGTGTTCCAGTCCATCGAAGAGCGGCAAGGCGTGGAGGCGTATATTGGCGTCAAAATAGACAATGACACCATTGATTACAAGCCTTTGGGCGTCTATTACCAGTACGGAGACGGCTGGAAAACAGGCGATAACAGCATGAGTATGCAGTGGTCGCTTGTGGACATTGTGGGCCTGCTGGCAAACCGGACATTTATCCTCAAAGGCAGTATGCCAACCACCTTACAAGGCTGGATTGCGGCGCTGGTTGCGCAATTGGGTAGCAATTTTTCGGGCCGCTATACGGTAGATTCCAGTTATGCAAGCCTGTCCGTCACCGCCAACAGCACGGATGATATCAGCGGAAAATCCTGCGGCGACATCCTGCGGTGGGCGTGCATGGTGACAGGCACTTGGCCCCGTGCGGATTCTGAGACTGGCAAGCTGGCGGTCGAGCCGCTATGGAGTCAGGGCAACAAGGTGCTTTTGAGAAATCTTGTGAACTATCCCACCATGAAAGCCAATGAATCTATTGCGGCGCTGATTTTCAAGTTGGACGGCAGCGGGGATGAATACGTTATCTCCGGTAACTCCACTTCCAGCGAGAAAACCGTCACCGTTGAAAATCCCTTTATTCACACATCGGAACAAGCGTTGTCTGCGGCAAAGATGATTTTGTCCTGCTACGGCGGAAATCTTATCGAAACAGAGGGCCGTGGAGACCCGTCAAGCGAAATCGGGGATGTGGATACGATTTGGCTGGATAAAAGTCAGGCAACTACCGCCAGACGGATGTCCCAGAGTTTTACCATCCAGGACCACGTTTTGCAAGGCTGCAAAAGTACGCTGTTACAGGCGGACGGTAGCTACCTCTATGAGGCAAGCGAGGTCATCACAAATTCCGGTACATGGACCTCTCCCGCTGGCGTGACAAAGCTGCGAGTGGTTTTAGGCGGCGGCGGTCAGGGAGGCGGCAAGGGCGAGGCCGGATACATTGAAAGAGGCGGAAATGTATTTGGCACGCAAGTTGTTGCCGAGGCCGGAGAAGACGGCGTAGACGGGCACGGCGGCATGATTTGGTATGACACCATCAATGTAAACGAACAGCAGGAAATCACCATTTCTATCGGCAAAGGCGGCGCTCCTGGCGGCACATACGGAGACGCCGGGTCCGATGGCGGAAACACAACGATCACCGTTGGCGGCGTTACCTATTCCAGCGCAAACGGAAAAATCTACGATTTGGGCTATACGGACATCTTAAACGGCAACAGCTACGGCAGAACGGGCGTAGAAGTCCCGCTAAACGGGACATCTGACGGCGGCAAGGGCGGCGCTGGCGGCGCTGCCGGCATCGGATACATGAAATCTTACACTTACAGGCCCAGCGGGGCGGCATCCACCGTGGTAAACACTGCATATGAGTTGGTGGTGCTGAAAGAGCCGGGAAACGGTGACCCGGGAGCGGCTGGCGCTGACGGTTTCGTGTTAGTTTTCTGGGATAAGGAAGAGGCGAGCTGATGGCAGATTATACGATAACCGTTCCAAAAATCGTATCAGCGATTTTTTCTGAAAATCCTACCACCGTCAATGCGCAAATCACCATCACTGTGGAAGTCACCACAGAAACAAAGGTTTTACCACAAGAGATTTTTTATGCAAACGAAATTTATTCTGGGGAGGTTTAATCTATGGCAATTCAAACAGTACAATTTACCCTGAATGGGCAGACAGTCAATCTTAGCTACGACAGCGCAAGCGGCGCTTACAAGGGCACCGTCACAGCGCCGGGTACTACCAGCTGGAACGAAAACACGGACCACAAGTACCAC